GCTTGGTTGAAAGGTATAGTCAGCTATGACTGTATCACTACTAGTTGTGTTAGTAAATAAATTTTGCCCATATCTATCATAAATAATTACATTATCACCAACTGTTACTGTATGTATTATTACTGCATCTGTAGGTAAAGCATAAGATGATTCATATCTTGCATCTGGATTTGACGAGTTCTTACTAAGTTGTGCCTGCTTTGAAGCAAACCTCCATCTACATTTTGTAAGCAGATCTTCTAAAGTTGTTTCATAGAGTTGATTGGCTACAACTGATTCTGTTGTATTTTGTGTAAAGCTTGTAATTGTATTAGCACCTACTAATACCAGTGCTTGATTGCATATATCAAATTTACTTAACGACATGTTCTATCCTTTTAGTTGAGTGGGGATTGCTCCCCACTCGTTATGGTTATGTACCGTTAGTTGTGGTTACAGTAGCCGCACCAGTTGCACTTGTTACAACTACTAAGTCTACTGTTTCTGTGCCACCAGTTGCACCAACGACTAAAATAATATCATGCTCCTTTAGTTCGTTAGTTGCATCATTAAAGTATCCAGATCCTACAATAGTACCGATTGCATCAGTACTGCTGTAGTAGAAGATACCTCTTGCACCACCAGCAACTTTTAATAAAGCACTTGCTGAATAAGCCATATTATATCTCCTTTCTTATTCTGTGATCTGGCACTCAATAGCACCATTGTTATCAATCATCACTGCGCCCATAGACATATATGATGTGATAAGGTTACTGACTTTTTCTGGAATGTAGTTAATTTCTGATCGGATATCTGAACCCATACCAACACCAACAGCAGTTCTGTGGAATGCATGGCAATCACGAGTTGTGCCAGATATTGATAAACCAGAATGTGTGAACCACATAAATCCAAGCCATCTTTTGGCTGTTAGACCACCAGCATAAGGTAGATCAGCTTCACCCACATATTCCATACGTGAGAATTGATCTATCTGCAGTAGGTCTGCCCAACCAGCTGGTGATACAACAAAATAACGTTGTCCATCATCTGGGACATCCCCTTCACCAAATGCTTCATAAACAGTTAGTGCTTTTGCTAGTGTAAGTCCAGTAGATCCATGAACAACATTGTTGCTGTTAGAACCTGCATCCAACACATCAATGATAAGTTGGTCTGTCTTTCTACCAAGAGCGGCAGAAGCTGACATAGCTAGGACTTGTCTTTCGTCAATGTTTGTTTTCAGTTCATCTAGTCTATCGACATAGTCTGCAGCATAGAAATCTGAAAGTGTTACATCAACTGTTGAGTGGCTTACATCCATTGTTGGGACTTGAGCGTGTCTGCTTTTAGACACAGCTGTGCCAGTACCAACTTTTTGGAAGCGAGCTTGGTTCCCAGTTACCTGGGTTGATCGCACAGTATTACGCAGTTTGGAACCCATACGTTGGTATGCCATATGTACTTCAGCTTCAAACTGTTTAATAAAGGCTGTACTTATAGTTGTACTCATAATGTACTCCTTCTAAAGTTAAAGTTAAAAACAAACAATTATCCATGTTAGGGAAGTTCAGTTGTCCAGATCGGGCCTAGTTCTTCTAATATGGGTTGTACTCCTTGTTTAGTTACACTTGGTAACTGTTTATAGAAATACATTATTTTTACACCTTTGACAAGTGTTGGTTGTTCGACAAAGTTAAATCCTTGCCATTTTAGCCAATTTATTGATATTTTATTTTCACAACAAATATAATTACCCAAAAAATTATAATGTTCTTCGAGGTATGCTAACCATCTTTTATTCTTTCTAAGAAAGTCTACGTAGTATTTATCTAACAAGTCTGATGCTAGAAACCATATCCTCCCATGTGTAATATCTTTTGAGGTAGGCATAACACCAAATATACCTACAATGTCTGCGAAATCATTGAAGATAGTATAAGTATGAACGTTGCTAAGTTTTGTTCTGAAAGGAAACATCAATGCTTGTAGAGGATCTAATCCCCATAGTGCTATTTCATACTTATCTATCTGTCGTATATTTGGTGCTAATCTCCAGCAATCCTCTGGGATTGTTTTTTCACAATATAATCCTATCTGTATAACCTAGAGAATGCGTCATCTACTTTTCTCACAAATGCAGCATCCCTTTCTTTAGGATCATAATATCTTTTGTCTTTCATCATATTACGTACATCATCTAATGTTAGTGGTCTCTCTGGCTGAGCAACAGTATTTGCTCTGGATACACTTTCAATAGTTGTTTGCATCATACGTTCTAGTGCTTCGATACCTTCAGCTGTAGCACCCAAACTACCTGCTATTGCTTCGTATTCTTCTGGTGCAAAAAATGCAGAAGCCCAAGAGTTTACAGCATCTAATCTTGCATTGGCATTCTCACCTAGCTTTTCCATTTCTTTCTCAAGGTTAGGTGTACTATCAAGATAACTGTCAATATATTTATTAATCCCTTCTTCATATATTTCTTGTGAGTATGCATTTTCATCACAATGTTCTTTCCACCATTTTGCCATAGTATTATCAGATAGCATTTCTTCTGATACACCTTCTGGTAGTTTAGGTAGCTCATATGATTCTGGTCTTTCAGAATCAGCTTCTTCTGATAGTTCATTGATAATTACTTCACGTAATTCATCTTTCTTACCACCTACATATTTCTCAAGATTAGAATAAGACTTACCAAACTCTTCAATATTTATTTCACCAGTACTTGCATCCCAAAACTTTTCTGGTATAAAGTCTGGTCGTTCAACTGGCTCTGTTGTCGTAGGTTCACCTTGTTCTTCTGTTGGTGTTTCTTCTACTTGATTTTCAACATTATCATTTTCATTCATTAGTTTTATCCTTAATTATTTTTTGACTTTTACCTTTATTAATTCTTCTCTGTATTAGCCCAACAATATATCTTTGACCTTCTAAATGCATCAAATGATCTTTACCAATCTGTGGACCAGCTACTGTTTCAATAGATATCGAGCGTAAGTATTCTAATACCTTTACACCAGTTGGTGTATTAAAAGCAATAGAAAATGCTTCATTCAACATCTGTTCATCTTCTGCTGTTCTTTCTATATTGTCTAAGCCAATAAGTTTATTGTTTTGTGTTTCCATCCACTACTCCATATTCTTTAATTAATATTGCATGCAGAAACCATATAGCTTTTTGTATATCTTCTGCACCATTCTTTTCTCTATGCCTAACAATATACTTTATTGCTGAAGCATCTGGGTATGGCATCTCACGAACAAAGTCATAAGTCTGTAGCTTCTTACCACAATCACATACACCTTTCTGATAATAACTTGGGTTTATTCTGTCTGTCATACAATCTCCTTTATCCAGTTACCTTTATTATCTAGCACCATTGGTAGTAGTCTGGGAACACCATTTATGATAATTCCACAACCTAATACAAATCGTGTGTTAAAGTTTTTAGCATAACTAAATGCCATAGACTTTTGATTTATCAAACATCCAACATTCATACCCCAGTATAAATCGTCTGGGTTCGCCCAATAGCTAATACAAAACTTAGTATGGTAATGTCCTTGTACTGCTGACATACCCATAGTCTGCGATACCTTTAGTATGTCTGCTGACTTCCCATGTGTAAAGTAAACCTTCTTACCATTACTAAGTTTGAGTGTCATATCATCTACCCACTGCCATTTTTTAGTGCCAAGAAACTCACCATATGGTCTAAGGAATTGTGCAGACATACCATACTTAATTGCTCTTCGATAGACCAAACTACTATGGTTACTATGTACTTCTGTAACGACTGGGAATATGCTTTCTAGTTCTTTAATATGAGCTTTTGCAATACTTAACTCATCGCCTATTGATGGTAAGTCTGGATTATGCTCATGGAAAGAAATAGCATGGAAATCAAGTAGATCCCCAATATTGATAACGGTATCTGGCTTAAATTGTTTTTTAACTTCTTCGAGAAATTTAAAAGAATCTTTGTGATGGTACGGAATGTGTAGATCACTAATGACAAGTACTCTCTCATGCATAATATCCTCCTATATTATGTTGGCTCTTGAGGTGGTCCTTGCATCTGTTGTTGTTGTTGTAATTGTTGCAGTTGCATAGCCGCCTCCTGCATCTCTTGTTCACTTCTAATTAACTCTTCTGGTATACCTAATTTACTTGCAATAAACTTAGCAACCTCACCTTGTTTAATTAGAATATTCAACAATTCTGGACCCACCCTCATTTGCATCATACCTAAAAATCTATCAATAGTAGCAACATCTTGTTGATGTTGTGCTTGTGCAAGAGGTGAAGATGAACGTATCTTTATCTCTCTACCATTGACAACTGGGATTTGAATTCTTCCTTGTTTCTTCAGTATATAGATTACTCGCTGAAGTACTGGATTAACAAGTTCAGCTTGTAGTCTACCGAAGGCAGCACCTATTTGTCTGGAGAGATCC